TGCGGCGGTAGAGTTCGAACACCTGCACCCCGCCGTTGATCGTGGTGAGGCGCACACCGTAGTTGCGCATCGTGTCACCAGCAAAGCGCATGTTCTCCCGAGAGAAGTAATGCGACTCGGTATTCCGGGCCAGCAATTCGGCACGCAGGCCGGAGGGGGTGAGCTTGCGGGGCGGTTCGTACGTCACGATATCGCTCACGCAGCACGAGGCACCATCGGTGAAGGAGACTTGAACCCCGTACGCTTTCGCGAAAGGGGTGCGCGACTCCAGCGATTCAACGATGCGCCCGGTGATGATGCCGCTGCGCGCGGTGTGGTGCGACACGATGCCACCCTTGCGAATCCGCAGGGGCTGGAAGTAGGGTGCGACTTTGATAGTGGTCATTGGGTTTTCCTGAGAAGAGAGAAGCAGGGATCGTGCCAGTTCACTCGCCGACGTAGAAGAAGACTTTCGATTCGTCAACGCCCTGACTAATGCGGCCGCTGCACACCCCGTCTTCACAGTATTGCCGGTACAGAGCCCAATCCCAAGGCAATTGCATGCCGCTTTCGCGCATGGCAGCACTGATATCCTGAATCAGCATTGCGCACAGCTCATCATTGCTGTGGGCTTCCAGCTCTTCACGATCCCATGCACCGTACGCTTCGAAGTGACTGATAACCTCGTCACGGTTTTCGTCGGTGACGTAGTTGTACCTTGGTGCGTTGTCATTCGCGGCTTGCCATGTGTATTGCCCTGCCGAAAGGCCGAGTTCGGCAATGCTGGCCGAGTAGTCACGGGGGTATTCGGAATTGAAGAAGTCGGTAATGTCGAGTTCAAGCATGACGGGCTTTCAGGTAGTCGGCCATTGCAGCACTGTCCAGCAAGTCGGCCAGCGTGTCGGCGTCGGGGTCTTCGTCAACCGGTTCCAGTTCGGCAGTGATCCACGCTGCGCCGAACGCTTGTTCGCCGTTCGGGCCTTCGTAGACGGTTGCAAGCACGCCATATTCAGCTTCACCATCGGTGGTGATGGTGTCGGCTATGTGCTGCCGGGTAGGGCCTTCGTTGTACATGCTCAAGACCAAGGCACGCAGGGCTGCGAAGGGGCACTCAGTGTCGGCCAGGTTCACGGTGTGGCAGGGGAAGTTACCTTCATTGCCATCACCAGCACGAAATAGGTAAGTCTTCATGCCCGTGCTCCCCGTGCGCAATGCAGCGCGTAATGGCAGGCCGATGCGAAGGCCACGCCAGCCGCTTGCAGCGCGCGCACTGCGGCCGCAAGGTCAGTGCGGGCGATCATGCGCGCGAAAGTGATGGCACGTTGCAGAGTGGTCATGATTGGGTTCCTTTGAGTAGAGAGAAGCAAGAGTTAGGCCAATTGGGCGAGGCATTCAGAAGCGAGTTCGGCCCGCACTACACGGCGGTACGCGTCACTCGCGTCAAGGATCGACCATAAGGAGGTGAGCACGTAGCCGTCAGCACTGCGGATGCGGCAACCTTCGCAAGTCTCGAACCTGAACCCGTCGTGCTTCGCATCGTAGGCCCCGTCAACGTCGTCAACCCACTCGCACGTCGCGTTAGAGCGCATGAACACCAGTTCTGCAGCCGCCAGCGAGATGGCGCAACGTGTGCGACCCATGGCGGGGGTTTCGTCGGGCCTGTGGCTGTAACCCGCGTTGCGAAAGAAAAACGCTTCGTCGGGTGTGAGTTTGCGAGTGGGTTTCATGGTGTGCTTTCAGAGTTAGGCCACAGCGCGACGCAGTTCAATTGCGCCAATCTGCCTACGCGCTTCGAAGGCGTAGTTGCGTGCCAGGTGCCGGCGGGTCGGGTCATTGCGAAGGCAACGAATCCAAGCCGCTGCGGCAGAGATAAGAGAATAGTGGTTCATGGTGTGGGCTCCTGAGAGAAGAGAAGCAGGGATCGTGCCAACCTACTTAACGTGGGTTTCAAGGCCCGCACGAAACGCGGCAGCGCGTAACTCTGCGCCCAGTTCGGCCGGGGAGAATCCAGTTCCCTCCATTCCATAGTGCACGCAGTAGCTAAACAACCCAGGATCACGAAGCACAAGCGCACCCCGCAATGCAACCCGATGGTATTTGCGAACGCCAGTCAGCGCCGCACGTGCAGCGTTTTCAGTGGTGAAAGTGCAATGGGCTTGTGTGAGCATGGCGCGGACTCCGGTTGAATGAGAGTAGAGAAGCAGGGATCGTGCCAATCAACGAATCTTCACCGAACGAGCGCCAAGGATGAAGAGACAGAAGTCCGCCGGCCCGTAGCACGGGGCGCGACTGCGGAATTCAGCAACGGCAGCCGCCAGCCCCTGAGTCGCAAGGATGCCGCGAATGGTGAGGATGGTGCCGTAGTTCATTGCAGTTCTCTAGGTTGAATGAGAGTAGAGAAGCAAAGGCCGTGCCAATTAGTTTGGCTCACACTGACAGTCACCGCAACCCTCAGAGGTGAGCATGCGGGCGAGATACCCGGCCCGGCCGCTGACCATGCGACGGGCACCGGAACGATGCTCACAGAATAGGGGCTCGCCCGCATCACTGAATCCGCAGAAGTAGCCGTACCGGGCGCGGATGATGTAGGTTTTCATGTTGCGGTTCCTTGCAGGTTGAATGCACAGACACATGCATGACTCGTGCCAGCCCCTGCAACCCCCTGCAACCCCCTGCAACCCCTGCAACCCCTGCAACCCCGTCCACCAAGCCGAACGCCAGAAATACCTCTGTGGTATGCTTCTTGCATACTGTGTCAATCCCAAGCCACAAACCGTTAACCAAAATCGTCACCCCCAAAATGCGCCTGCAAAGACTGGACCACCCCACGAACCCCGAGCACGGAGGCGTGCTCTGCACCTTCCCCAGCGGGGCCACCAAGGCCGTGCAATGGCCCTCCGCGGGCTACATCACAGACACGCACAAGGCAGCCGTGCACGCGGCCACAGAGCTTGTGGACCACATGCTTCGGGTCGGCCTGATCGATGATTTGGAGCGCACGAATATCCCGTCGTGTGTGGCAGCGATCCAAGCGGTGATGGTTCAGCACAACGAGGCGTGGTTGGGGAGGACGGGAGTCGTGACTCAGGGCTCGGGGCTTGTGATTTAGGAGGGGGTGGGGAGGTAGGGGGAGAAGGGCGCTGGGCAGGAAGCCCCTCACCCCCTCCTAGGCCCACAGCCTGTCCAAGTCCCGATCCGGAAATCGAGATTCCGGGGACCAGAAAACGTCACTTTGCTAAAAATTGCAGAAATTATTTTCTGAATTTCCATGGACGATATTGCTGCCCACCTCAAATCGCTACTTCCGAAGCGTCCCCCGGTGAAAAAGCCTGCCAAAAGCGGCAATATCATCCGGAAGCGGGCCACCGCAGAGCGGGCAGCAGCAGCCGGAGACCCGGATGCCGAGCAGCGGCTCCAGCGCGTCGAGGAGGAGACCGCCGAGTACGCCGAGCGCATCTCCGCACGGGGCAACCTGGAGTTGCAGGCCGCCGAGATAGTCGCCCGCAAGACGGTACTGCCTATCGACCGCTGCAGCAGTGACCCGCGCCTCCAGGCCGCAATCGCGAAGAAGACGCAAGAACGCCTCGCTGCCGCGGACATAACCGCCGGCAAGGTGATGCACGCCATTGGTCGAATCGCCTTCGCGGACATCCGCCGGGCGTTCGACGACGAGGGTGGAATGGTGCCGATCAACCAGCTCGACGACGACACGGCCATGGCGATCTCGTCGGTGGACGTGGAGACGAAGGTGGAGCGCACGCTGACCGAGGGCATGCGCAGCGTGACCAGCGTCAAGAAGCTGCGGATGTCGGACCGGATGTCGGCCCTCACCCTGCTGGCCAAGCACTTCAAGTTGGTGGGCGACGAGGGCGACGGCGTGAACGCGCTCGCCAGCGCCCTGGCCGATCGGCTCGACCGGGCCCAGAAGCGGATGCACGGCACTGCCCCAGCGCAGCCTATCGAGGATGCAGTCATCCGCGAGCCCAGGGCCGTAGACTACGGGTCCTGACCCTCTCCCCTACGGTCCCCAACTCCGGAGCACACCGCCATGACCTGCAACTACAGCAAGCGCAGCCCGAACTTCACTCCCACCCCGCACGGCGCCACCCACGTCGCCGAACTGCAACCGGCCGCCGACTTCCGAGCCAAGGCCACCGGCGTCGGCAACACCCTCGCCGTCAGCCTGGCCACCGGCCGCGTGCGCTCGCAGTTGGCTGCGGAACCGCCGGAGGGCACCACCGCGGACATGGCCGAGGACCTGCTGGAGGAAGCCTCGTACCAAGGCAAGGGAATTGGCTACTAAAGGGACCATCAATGCCAGCCCCGTACGGCTGCCTGGCCTACCGGCCGGCATCACGACCGTACGGGCTCCCCCACCCCAATGCAGAGTCCCGATCCGTCCAGGAGACGCCATGAACGCCGCCATTGAAGGTACCGCCCTGGACCGCGTGATGGACGGGCTGGAGCGGTATTGCAACGACCCTTACGGCTTCGTGATGTGGGCGTTCCCGTGGGGTGAGTTCGGGACCTCGCTCGAAGACCAGGCCGGCCCGCAGCCGTGGCAGGAGGCGCAGCTCAAGCGCATCGGTGAGCGCCTGCGCGCGGGAGCCGCCAGTCCCGCACAGGGCTGCGTGATCGAGGAGGACACGGTGGCCGGCCGCGGGGTCGGCAAGTCGGCGCTGGTGTCGTGGCTTATCCTGTGGTCGGTCAGCACCCACAAGGACACCCGCGGCGTGGTGACCGCCAACACCGACTCGCAACTCCGGACCAAGACGTGGGCGGAGTTGAGCAAGTGGCACCAGCTCTTCATCGCCAGGGACCTGTTCACCTTCACAGCCACCAGCATCTACATCGCCAACGACAAGGTGCGGGAGAAGGCGTGGCGGGTGGATGCAATCCCGTGGAGCGAGTCGAACACCGAGTCGTTCAACGGCCTGCACAACCAGGGCAAGCGGCTGATCGTGATCTTCGACGAGGCGTCTGCTATCAGCGACAAGATCTGGGAGGGCATGCGCGGGACCCTCACGGACGCCCGCACTCAGATCCTGTGGCTGCGCTACGGCAACCCGACGCGCACGTCCGGGATGTTCTTCAACCGGTGCACGAAGCCCAACCGCAACGTCGTGACCCGGGTAGACAGCCGCGAGGTGAGCTTCACGAACAAGGAGGAGATCCAGGCGTGGATCGACGAGGAGGGGGAGGACTCGGACTTCGTGCGGGTGCACGTCAAGGGTATGTTCCCGCGGGCCGGCTACAGCAACTTCATCTCGCCCGAGCTGGTGTTCAACGCCCGCCGCCGCCGGCTCAAACCGGAGACCTACCGCGCATACCCGAAGATCATGGCGATCGACCCGGCCCGCTTCGGGGACGACTCGTCGGTCATCACGATCCGGCAAGGCCTCAAGGTCCTGCTGCAGGTGGCCTTGCAAGGCTTCGACGGCGTGGACCTGGCCGGCCGCGTGTTCGAGCTGTGCCGCAAGGAGGGGCCGATCTCGTGCATCGCGTACGACGCCATCGGCAACGGAGCGGACTTGGACTCGGCGCTGCGCCGCATGCAGGGCCTACCGCACCTGATGCCGATTCAGTGGGGCGTGCCGGCGAGCGACGACAAGCAGTACCGCAACCAGCGCAGCGAGTGCTGGGGCAAGATGCGGGAGTGGCTGGAGAGCGGGCAGATCCCGGACGAGGACGACCTGAGCAACCAGCTCACGAGTCTGGACTACGGCCACGACGACCGGTTCAGGATCTCGTTGCAGAGCAAGAAGGACATGAAGAAGAATGGAGGTAAGTCGCCGGACCGCGCCGACTCCTTAGCGATCAGCTTCGCCCCCGATCTCGTTAAGATTACCACAACCAGAGCCAAGGTTATCCCTACGAAACGTCGGACGGTAATCTGGTCGAGAACGTCCTGAATCTGGCACAATAGCGAGACTAAGGAGATCCGCTATGCCAAGAGAATTCGTAGTCTACAACGGTGAAAAGTTTTGGTTGCAGACGACCGGCCGGTACTTCCAGTCCGGTCGTCACGGCCCGAATGCCAAGGAGCGACTGCTACACCGTCGCATTTGGACCGACAACTTCGGGCCGATCCCTGAAGGGACAGAGGTGCACCACCTGGATGAGGACTGGAGGAACAACGCTCCGGGCAACTTGGAAGTGCGATCCATCTCCAAGCACCGCCGAGAACACCAACTGCAGCGTATGGCGGAGCCTGAGTTCAGGGCGAAGGCCATCCAGGCGTTGAGAGACAACTCCGGCAAAGCGGCCGAGTGGCATGCATCGCCGGAAGGCCGTGAGTGGCACGCCAAGAACTCCCTCCAGGCATGGGAGAAGCGCGAACCAGTGGCTGCGGTGTGCTCCGTCTGCACTGCGGCGTACCAGACGTACTTCCCTGACCGGTCACGGTTCTGCTCCCACTCGTGCGAGCAGAAAGAAGGCCGTATCAGGCACAAGACCGCCGTAGGCTCGTGCCTCCAGTGCGGGACGACATTCACCTTCAACAAGTACCGGAAGGGTGGCCAGGAGTGTTGCTCCAGAGGCTGTGGCATCCGGCGCCGGCTGGGCCACCCACCGGCAATCGACGCACCCCTGGGTTGACAACCTCCAAGTCCTGAGCCACACTGCGCAGGTCCTTTCTTCTTTCCGCCTCTGCCTCACGTTACGGCCCTCTCCGGGCCGTTTTCTTTGGTACACTGGCGTCGCTTTCTCCAAGGCGCCGTCCTCGTGACGATTGAACCCCCGGCCCCGTGCCGGGGTTTCTCTTTCTGGGTCCAGTGCATAATCCGGTCCCATGGCACTCGCAGCCCGCCCTACGCTCACCTCCAGCACCGACCCGCAGACCGGCGGCCGGCGTTTCGACCCGCGGCCGGAGGGTGGTGGTAACCCGCTGGTGCAGCGGATGGGCCTCCAGGAGGTGCTGGACGCGGAGAAGGAGAAGCTCCCGCAGTCCACCACCGAGATCGAGGGCTCGGCCGCAGAGTCGGCCCTCGCCGGCCACGTGCGCCTGGCCTGGAACCGGAACAAGCTCGCCAAGGAGCGGATCGGCCAGAAACTGCTGGCCTGCCTGCGTGCCCGCCGCGAGATCTACAGCCCCCAGGAAATCCAGATCATGGAGGGCATGGGCGGCGGCAACCTGGTGTGGCACCCGCTCACCGAGGTGAAGTGCCGCGCGGCCTCCGCCTGGATCCGCGAGATCGTGCTGCCGGAAGGTGAGCAGCCGTGGGGCGTTGGCGCCACGCCGATGCCTGATCTGCCGGCCGCGGTCAAGAACGCCGTGGTCAAGAAGGCGCTCAAGCAGGGCCAGCAGATCATGCAGCAGATCGTCCAGAGCGGTGGTGAGCCGCTGGAGCCGGGCGACTTCCGCGACATGGTGATGGAGCTGGGCGAGAAACTACGCGACGAGGCCGAGGCCACGTTCGTGAAGATCGCCGAGACCCGGGCCAAGCGCATGGAGAAGGTGATCGCGGACCGGCTTGCCCAAGGCGGCTACCACGCGGCTATGGACGAGTTCATCGAGGACTTCGTGACCTACCCGGCCGCCATCCTCAAGGGCCCGTTCTACGCCCGGCACAAGCGCCTGAGTTGGGGTGAGGGCTTCACGCCGCACGTCACCAACGATGCGGCGCAGACCTGGGAGCGGGTCAGCCCCTTCGACGCGTTCCCGTCCCCGGCCGCCAAGGACCCGCAGACCGGGGACTTCATCGAGCGCGTGCGCTTCCAGCGCAGTGAACTCTGGGACCTCAAGGGCCTGCCCGGGTACCGCGACGACCAGATCGACAGCGCGCTGATGGACTACACCAACGGCCACCTGGAAGGATGGCTGTGGACGGAATCCGAGCGCCAGCAGCTCGAGCACGAGACCCTGTATATGTGGCTCTCACCTCCCGGGGTGATCGACGCTCTGAACTACTGGGGGTCCGTGCCGGGCTGGAAGCTCAAGTCCTGGGGCGTGACCGGCGACCTGGAGGACACCCGCGAGTACGAGTGCAACGCCCTGCTGTGCGGCTCCTACGTGCTCTACGCGTCGCTGAACACCGACCCGATGCAGCAGCGTCCGTACCACAAGGCGTGTTACGACGCCGTGCCGGGCGCGTTCTGGGGCCGCAGCATCCCGGAGCTGGCCTCCACGCCGCAGAAGATGTGCAACGGGCTGGTGTGCGCCATGGCCAACAACTGGGCCATTGCCTCCGGGCCCATGGGCTGGATCCACAACGACCGCCTGGCGGATGGCGAGCAGTCGCTGGAACTGTTCCCGTGGAAGATGTTCCAGCTCAAGAGCGACCCGACCCAGGGTGTGAACCCGGGCGTGGGCTTCTTCCAACCCAACGACAACAGCGTCAACCTCATGGCGGCGCTGGAGAAGTGGGAGTTGAAGGCCGACGACAGCACCGGCATCCCACGCTACGCCTACGGCAACGAGCGCTCCGGCGGCAGTGCGGACACGGCCAGCGGCCTGCACACGCTGATGAACAACTCGGCCAAGGGTCTGCGCCGCAGCATCGGGAACATCGACGCCAACGTGATCGCGCCGACGATCGGCAACACGTTCGTCAACGAGATGCTCTACAACCCAGATCGCACGATCAAGGGCGACTCGATCGTGGTGCCCCGCGGCGCGGCCGCGATCCTGATCCGCGAGTCGATGCAGCAACGCCGGCTGCAGTTCCTGACGCTGGTGACCAACCCGCTGCTGGCCAACATCCTCGGCAACGAGGCGATCCTGGAGACGCTGCGCGAAGTGGCGGCCGTGATGCAGTTGCCGATGGACCTGGTGCCCACCGCTGAGGCCATGGGCCAGCGCATGCAGGAGCAGGCCAAAGCCCAGCAGCAGGCTGAGCAGGCTCAACTGCAGATGCAGATGCAGCTCCAGGCCGCCAAGGAGCAGGGCATCGCCCAGCGCGAGAGCCAGGGCCAGGAGGCGGAACTCACGGCCGATATCGTGAAATCCGCGGTGGCGGCCCGGTTGGCCCCGCCGAAGGCGCCTGGTGCATAATCCACCCCAATGAATCAACTGACCAACGACCAACTTGCGTTCTTGGAGCGGTTCTCGCGAACCCCCGACGCCCGGTCGTTGCAAGAGATCCTCGGCGCCGAGCTGGCGGCCGTAGAGCAGAGTTTGCGGAAACTGAGCGACCAGGGCATGTACCGGGCGCAAGGTGACGCAGGCCGGCTCGACTGGCTGATCGCCAAGCTCAGCGCCAAATCTGCGCCCCAGTCCGCGCCTCGTGCGCCCCGGCTGACGGCGTAAACAGGCTGGGCAGGGGTGTCTCGCCTCCCCCGAGCATGCGACATCTGGACCCTTGCGTGTCCTGCTCGCGGAGACCTGACTAATGGCCCCTGACGCCACGTTGAACACCACACGCCTCCCCCGTGCGGTACTGCGAAAGAGCACGAAGCTCGACGAGCAGTACGGCAAGAAGGACCGGAGACAAGATCCCGCGGACCCGACCGGTGCTGCGCCCCAGGCAACTGAGGCACCCCCGACCGAGAACGCAACCCCTCCTGTAACGACGGCCCCGCCCGTCGATCTGGCACCCACCGCACCGGTGCTGCCGACCATCCAGGATCTGCTCCGGCAGATCGGTGATCTTGAGCAGAAGAACCGCTCAATCTCAGGACGGTTGGCCGCCATCGCGGAGGAACGCCGGACCGAAAAAGCGCTGCATCGCCAGGAGATGACCAAGTTGCAGGAGCAGGTCCGTGACCTGAAAGCCGCGCAACCACAAGCACCAGTCGATCTGTCGAAGCACTTCAGTGCCGAGGAGATCGAGACGCTGGGTGAAGCGAAGTGCCAGGCGATGATCGCCACGGCGCAGAAGGTCGCCCAAGACAGCGCCCAGGAGGCCCTGAAGCCGATCCAGGAGCAGCAAGCCGCCGCAGCGAGAGCCGCGGAGGACGAAGCCCAGGAACGCTACATCGCCAAGCTGCTGGAACTGGTCCCCGATTGCCTCACGATCGACAAGGACCCGGCGTGGTTGGAGTGGTTGGCGGAAACGGATGACGACACCGGCGAGCAGCGGCAGGTCACTTTGGACAGGCACAACGGTCGGCGCGACGCGCCCCGGGTGGCCAGGATGTTCAAGGCGTACCAGGCCACGCTGCAGCCCGTGCCGGCACCTGCTCCAGCGCCGACGCCCCCTGTGGCGCCGCGCGGCAAAGGTGCTCAGCCGACCGGGGATGTACCCCCGAATCGGCAGCCGAACACCGGTGCCACGGGGCGTCCGAGTCCGAAGGAGATTGCGGACTTCTACAAGCGAGCGGCGACGAAGCGGATTGGTCAGCCAGGGTACGTGACGGATCAAGAGCGTGTGGAGTTCGAGCGGCGATTGGGGCAGTGATTCCGGCCACATGCCGGGTAACGCGCCAACCACCAAGGAAACACCATGTCCATCGGCGTCGCACGGTCCTCCGGTCAAACTGACTACACCGTAGGGTCCGCTTCCAAGTTCATCCCCGAGCTGTACTCGGGCAAGCTGGTCGAGAAGTTCTACAAGTCCACCGTGTTCGGCGAGATCGCCTCGACCGACTACGAGGGCGAGATCACCGGCTACGGCAACAACGTCATCATCCGCACCGTGCCGGATGTCACCGTCTCCGACTACACGATCGGTGGCGGGCTGGCCAACGAGTACCCGGCCAGCGTGGCCGTCAGCCTGACGATCGATCAGGCCAAGTCGTTCGCCGTCGCGCTCAACACCGTCGATGCGGCTCAGTCCGACATCGACATGGCGAACGTCTTCGCTGACGACGGCAGCATCCAGCTTCGGCTGGCGGCCGACGCCGAGGTGCTGGAGACGATCCCGGCCCAGGTGTCCGCGGACAACAGCGGGCGCGTGGCGGGCGTGGACAGCTCCATCGACCTGGGCGACAGCACCACGCCGTTCGGCGTGAGCAAGACCAACGTGCTGGACTTCATGGTGGATTGCGGCACCGTGCTGGACGAGCAGGATGTGCCCGACGAAGGCCGCTGGATGGTGGTGCCTCCGTGGTTCACGGCTCGGATCAAGAAGTCCGACCTGAAGATCGCCAGCCTGGCCGGGGACAACACCTCGATCCTGCGCAACGGCAAGGTCGGGATGATCGACCGGTTCATGATCTACCAGTCGCGCAACCTGCTCCGCCAGACCAGCCCGGGCCCGGCCACGTACGTGATGTTCGGCCACAGTGCCGGCCTGACGTTCGCATCGCAGATCGTGCAGCTCCGGATGATCGACAATCCGAACGACTTCGGGTACCTGATCCAGGGCCTGATGGTGTTCGGGTTCAAGGTCATCGAGGGGCAGTACATCGGTACCGCCGTCGTGGCCCCGGCGTAAGCAGGCAGCCCGGCCCCAGGCCGGGCGCCTCAACCCGCAAACTGCAACCTTCACCTGGAGATCCAACATGGTCAAGATCGTCACCCCCTACGGCGAGAGCGTTCAGGCGCTGCTGCCGCCCGACACCATCACCCACCAGCTCAACATGGCCAAGGGCAAGGCCAAGCCGCGGTACCCGAGCGGCAAGCCCACCGTCGATGTCACCACCGGCGGTGGCAAGGGTCCGATGAAGATCCGTGCCCTGACGCCCGATTCGAGCCCGTCCGGCTCGTAATCCAACCCCGGGCCCGACCACCAGGCCGGGCCTGGCTCTCAACTCGCGCCTTGGAGGAAACACATGGCCATCAGCTCCCAGCAAGAGATCCAGGCAGTCGCCCAACGTCAGAAGTCCAAGCGGTACTCGCAGGACAAGACGAACCCGATGTGCATCAACGTCAACGACGGGCGCCTGTTCCCGAACGTGCCGAACATCCGCAAGAACCCGGACTACCGCGTCTACACCGGGGACATCAACGCCTCCGCCAAGGAGCGGATGGACTATCTGAAGTCCGGTATCGGCCCGAAGCGTGCGCGCGTGGTGGTAGAAGCCGAACCGGCGCCTTTCGTGGTGGCCACGGCCGACAAGGACGACCTGATCGCCTTCGCCAGCGTGGAGTACGGCTACGCGCTGGACGCCCGCAAGACGGTGGAGAACCTACGTGTGGACTTCACCAAATACCTGGCCACGTTGGAAACCTCGGACGCCCTGGGCTAAGCCGTGGCGCTGACCGTCGCCGATGTTGTCACCACCGCCCGCGGCACCCTGCTGGATGCCGCAGCGGTGGCGTGGCCGGACGCGGAACTGGTCCGCTACGTCAACGAGGCGCTGCGCGCCACCTCCGCCGTCAAGCCGGACCTGTACACGAAGCGCGGGAACGTCGAGATGGACGGCGGGTCACTGCAGCAGCTGCCGACAGACGGCATCTCGCTGATCGACGTGTTCGAGAACGCCTACAGCGGCACACCGGTGACCTTGGTGGACAAGGAGCTGCTGGACGAGTGCAACCGGTTCCTCACGCCCGCCGACCGCGAGCGCGACGTGCAGCACTACACCGCCGACCCGCGTGACCCGCGCCGGTTCGTCGTGACACCACCCAACGATGGGACGGGCGAGGTGCGGACGATGTACGGCGCGGTGCACCCGGCGGTGACCAGCACGGCCGACGACCTGCTGGTGGATGACATCTACCAACCCCTGCTGGTGGACTACGTGCTGCACCGAGCCTACGCCAAGAACTCCAAGCGCCAGGACTTGACCAAGAGCGGGTACTACAGGCAGCAGTGGGCCCAGGCCGTGGGCCTGAACACCCAGGCGCAAGTCGCCATCGCACCCAAGGTCTCCGTCTCGGAAGGCATGCAATGAACATCGTCGATGCCTTGCCGCGCATCGCGCAGATCGCGCGGCGGTGCCCCACAGCCACCCTCACCCGAGCCTACGTGGACGCCGCGCGGACCTTCTGCGGGCAGACACGCTGGCTGCGCGAGACCTTGGCCGACATCACGACCGCCGTGGACGACCCGTCGTACGTGCTGGGGTCCGCGGACGAAGGCTTGGAGGTGATCGGCGTGCGGCAGGTGATCGGCACCGACAGCCGCGGGCAGCAGTGGGAACTGCCCCCGCTGGACGCCACGACCAAGTGTTTGAACACCGACAACGCCCAGCCGCGGTGGTACTCCTACAGTCCCGAGGGTGCCCTGGTGCTGCACCGGACCCCGGACGCGGCCTACACGCTCACGGTCATGGCGCAAGTGCAGCCCATCCGCACAGCGACGACCATCCCTGACGCACTGGATCGCAAGTGGAGCCTGGCGCTGATGGCCGGCGCGCTCGGGTACTTGCTGGATCTGCCTCGCCAGCCGTGGACCGACCACAGCCAGGCCTTGAAGCGGCAGAAGGAGTTCCAGTCGGCGATCAACAACGCCAAAGCGGACGAGCAGCGCGGCTACAACACGGGCAGCGTGCGGGCCCGCCCGCGGCTCTTCGTGCGGCCGGGGTTCTGATGCATGGCCAAAATCACGATCGACTCGTTCCGAGGTGAAGCACCCCGACTGACGCCGCGGGCGCTGCCCCCCAACGCCGCCCAGGTGGCGATCAACGCCCGGCTGCAGTCCGGCGACCTGGAGTCCTGGCGCGGCATGCTGGAGACGGCCAGCCTCGCCAACGACGCCCGGACCATCTACCTGCTGAATGACGCGTGGCTCTCATGGGAGAGCGACGTGGACGTGGCCCGCGGCCCCATTGCCGGGGACACGACGTACCGGGTGTACCTCACCGGGCCGGACGAGTACGACCAACCCCGATTCACGAACTACGCGCTGGCCACCACCGGGTCGGCTCCCTACCCTGTCACCACCCGGCCGTTGGGCGTGCCCGGCCCGGTCTCGGAGCCGACGCTCGTGATCGGGGTGGACCCCAGCCCGACGACGTTCACCGTGGACGTGTTGGACGAGGGTGACGTGCTGGGCAGCCAGTGGGTTGCGTCTCCTAATGCCCAAGGTGGGGGTCTTTACTCCGACGTGTCTCAGGAGGCCTCCGGCGGTAATCCCGGCAGTTGCTACAAGCTCAGCTTCGACGAGAGCAAGCCGGGGGCAGGCCCGTACGCGTACCGAAAAGTGGACACCGCCAGTGCGACGGTGATCCATGCCAGCGCAGACTTCAAGTTCACCGACAGCGACAACGAAGCTCCCCGCCGGGCAGGCTTTGCCGTGGCCACGTCGGCTGACGGCGTGGGCTGCGCGGCACAGGTGTTCAACGGAACCGGCCTGCGCATCTTCAACCAGCCGGACAAGGGTGGGTGGTTCGGTGGCGCCGTAGTGGATACCGTGCCGTGCTCCTTGGCCTACGACACCTGGTACACGTTCGACGTGGTGATGATCGTCAACACGAACGGTACGCAGACGGTGACGGTGCAGGTGTTGCAAGGTTCGGCGCAGATCGCCACGGTGACCGCCACTTCGGTGTTCACGGTGGGCGACTACATCGGGATCAACGCCGTAGCGGGGAATGACGCGGACGCCCAGTACGCAACCCTCTTCGACAACATCCACGTCCAGGCCAGCGGGTCGAACGGGTTCACGCCGGTGAACATCGCCACCAGCTACGTCTACACGTTCGTCAACGACCTGGGCGAGGAGTCCACCCCCAGCACACCCAGCAGCGTCATCCAACGCCCGGACGGCGTGTCGGTGGCGGTGACCACGCCCACCGCGATCCCGAGCGGGATCAGCAGCACGTACGGCATCACCACAAAACGGATCTACCGGGCCGCTACCGGCAACACGGGCACCGTGTTCAGGTTCGTGGCCGAGATCGACCTGGCGACCGAGACCTACGAGGACGTGCTCACTGACGAGCAACTCGGAGAGGTGCTGGAGAGCGAAGAGTTCGACCTGCCACCGGACGACCTGCGCGGCATCATCGCCCTGCCGAACGGGGTGATGGCCGGGTTCAGCAAGAACCAGCTTTGCTTGAGCGCGCAGAACCGCCCGCACGCCTGGCCAGTCGGCAATCGCCTCATCACCGACACCGACATCGTGTCGATCGCCAACATCGACACCACGGTGGTGGTGGGCACGGAGAGCTTCGTGTACAGCGCCAGCGGCAACGACCCGGCCGCCTACAGCATGAGCCAGCCTGGAGCGCCGCAGGCGTGCGTGGCTAAGCGCTCCATGCGGTACCTGAACGACTCGGTGGGGGTGGTGTTCGCGAGCCCGGATGGGCTGATGGCGATGACCGGCCCGACGACCGTGCGCAACGTGACCGAGGGGGTGTTCACCCGCCGCCAGTGGCAGGACCTCGTGCCGGAGACGATCCGCGCCGCGGTGCACGACGACATCTACTTCTTCAGTTACGGCACGAACTCGTCAGCGTCGGGCGGGATGTTCATGCTCGACCTGAAGACTTCCGGCTTCGGGTTGGTGCGGCTGGACTACTTCGCCAACGCGATGTATTCCGACCCACTGACTGACAAGCTATTCATGACCCAGACGGATGAAACGGAGGAACAAGTGTTCAGCATGCAATTGGCAGATACGGGTTTGAGCATGGATTTCTCTTTCAACACCACGTGGGGTACGGCAGTGGTGTTGACCACTGCAAGCTACGCGTCCTGGAACGCGTATACCGGGAAGATCGAGATAAACCAACCCGGGGTATACGAGGTGGTGTTTTCTGCGCAATTCGACTCCAGCGTATTCACAAACTACGATTGCTGCATTGGGACCACCCCATACGGTTTGGCTAGTGCGAGCAAGTATCCCAATGCCGCAGGCATTAGCTCACACCACGTTGACGCCAACAGCACCGGTCAAACCAATGAGGCCATCACGGACATGTGGCTCCTCACCGTGGCGGCCTCTGACTCATTCTTCCCCACCATCTACGGGACGTCGGGTGCAGCAGTACCATACACCGCAGCCCTGGCCGTAACAGTCAATCGGCTCGGGGATATCGCGTGACAACGCTCATCACCATGGTCCCGACCGGCGCGACGTTGCGCGAGGATTGGGCACGGGAGTGCCGGGAGTCCGCCGCGGGACAGGCCAATCACATCACGGTGCCGGCCGGAGACTTCTTCACCGGCCGGGCGCAGACGTACACCTGGGGCGGCGTCGTGGCGTGCCTGGATTGGGACGACCGGCTTTGCCCAGGCGCGGTGGCTGCGTGCGAAAAAGCCATGGCCGCCCACAAGGTGGGAGTGGCGTTCACGTGGCAGCGCAAGATTGACCCGGATGGAAACGAAATAGAGTCGGCATGCAACCCGGTGAGCCGGCGCATGCTTGGGTCCCTGCCGGACAGCGTGCACCATCTGACGCTCGTTCGAACGGAATACCTACCGAAGGACCTGCTACCGGTGTTCCAAGCTGTCGCACCCCTGTGCGTTGATTGGCTCGTAAAGGCGTACGTGGCACTGAAATTCGGCGCGGTGCAGGTACCGATGGTTGGCTACGAGTGGCGGCAGCACGTTGACCAGGCCTCCCGCACACTGGCGCCTGCATACCGCGACCAAGTGCCTCGCGCCCGCGCGCTAATTCGTACGTGGCTACCCACCGGGATCGAGCAGACGCATGACTTTCCGATCTGGAAGGGCTGACCCGTGGCCACCTCCACCATCTTCGAGTTCGATGCCGATCCCGGTAACCCGCTGCCGCGCACCTGGCGCGGCAAGCTGAACCTGCTGGAGCGGCCCTCGGCATTCGCGATCTGCCAGGTGAAGGCCGAGGACTACGCCAGCATCCTGCTGCGGTTGTACGCTGACGGGGCGCTGCTAACCGAGGTCACCGTCACCAGCCAGGAGGAGTTCACCTTGCCGCTGGCGAACGAGTACGCCAGCTTCGAAGTCGAGGTGTACGGTACCTCGCGCGTCTACTCCATCCAGGTGGCCGAGGACGTGATGGAGCTCACCTGATGGCACTCGGCAAACCCCCCATCAGCACCCCGCGCACGCTCGAACTGCGCGTCGTGGCGCAGGCTGTCGAGAACATCCGCCAGCGCATCGAGGCGATTGAAGGTGTCAGCGCCACCACGGCCGCGCAAGCCGGCGAGACCACGCTGCGGGCTGGGCAGCAGAACATCAGCATCTCGGCGCTGCGGGCGCAACTGGTGGCGCTGGCGGCTCGTGTGGACGCTCTCACGACCGCCGACCCGGAACTGGAGACCTTCCGCGCTGGCTCCGCCATCACGATCGGCACGGCGGTGTACCCGTCCGGGGACGGCGTGGTGTCGCAG